CGCTGTATCATGTAAGGATTGATGAACCAATCCACACATGATACAGGCAAATGGTATAAAAAAATCAAAATCTTAGAGTGGTCTCCAGAAGCAGGGTTTCCTCCTTGGCGTCCTTGTCCGCTAGAGTGATGTCAATTCTCTCCACAATGTCGCGTAGTATTTTATTTTTGGCTTCAGGAGTTCTGTCGGAGTCCTTCAATGCAGCGATGGCCTCCTGCAATTTTGCGATGCGCTCGGCATAGTCAACATTCTCTGGCATAGACGCTCGTGCAAGGCGCAGCTCATTCTCGCATTGTTCCATTTTTTCGCGCAGGGCCGTATTTCGACGGTCGAAAAGATCCTGAGTGTATTTCCCGGTCTCCAGCAGCTCGTACTGTTTATCTTCCTGCTCCCTGTACTCCGCCATCTGCTTGGTTAGTTTCTCAATTCGCCGCTTTTGGATGGCAGCCGCGTCTCCATCTCCGTTCTGCAGTTTGCGCTGCAGGTCGGGCAGCTCGCTCTCTTCCAGCGTAAACAGGACGGCGTTTAAAACGTCGGACATTTTCGCACTTTTCATGCAGCTGGGGGCTCCGCGGCGGCGGCATCTGTAGCGCGGTTCGGCTGAACGGCGTGGATCACGTTCCAGCAGCAAGGATCTACCACACTTCGCACAGCGAAGAATACCAGCTAGTGGATTTACGAGCTTGTAGTCATGTTTAATGGTCGGGTTGTTTGATGCCTTTGCTTTTGCTTTCACAGCCTCAAAGGTGGCGGCGTCAATAATTGCCGGGTGTTTCCCCTCTACCAGAATGATCTCCTCTGCAGGCTGTTTGATGAGCTTTTTAGTCCTCCTACCGTTCTCGAGTACCCAGGTAGATTTCCATTCGTTAAATTTAACTTTACCCGTATAATGAATGTTATGCAACATACTATAGATGGTTTCTCTGGTCCACCAGTCGCCTTTTCTTGGCGTGTATCCCATTGAGTTCAGTCTAACTGCAATCTTGCCAGCGGTTAGGCCTTCTTTGACAAACCAATCGAAAACCATTCGCACGACGTCGGCGTCATCGTTTGGCTCCAGGGTCCAGTCTCGACCAATCTTGATTCGGTTATAACCATACGGCGGAATCGCGGACGTATAGCAGCCTCGCTTCGCAGCAGCGACCCGACCTCGGAATAGGATTTCTTTTGTGTACTCCAGGTAGTCATTACCGCGTAACAGTTCGTCCTGGAAGAACTTCCGCTCCATTTTATTCTCCAGGTTATAGGTCATCATCGGCGTGGCGACCAGGCTGTGGGTGAAGCGGAAGCTGTCAATAATTCTGGCACAGTCCGCCAGGTCACCACGGGAAAGACGGGACGGCTCGATGACAAGGACGCCCAGGACTGCTGGGTCCTCTATACGGGCCAGAACCTTTTTAATCTCCACACGCTCGTCAATGGACTCACCGGACACAACCTCTCGGTATATGTTTTCCTCTGGGATGCGACCTCCGAGCTCACGCTCCGCGTGTTCCTGCAACATGGTCTCATGCTTGGCCAGTACTTCCTCGATAGTTTGGTTAGGATCGTCCTGGCGCGATTTTCTCAAGTATATCAGCCATATACCTGTTAGCTGTGGGCTGTAGTCAAATGTCATGCTATTTCTCCTTTCACGTCCGTCAATGACGGGTGTTTTTATTCTCGCATAGGGTTGTTATTAGATTACGCATGATGTACATGTAGGGCGTAAAATTAATCACAGTCGCAGGTGAACCTTTAGGCTGTAATTGTTTTCACCTTTCTTCCAGCCCTTTACAGATTTATCGACTGGCGGGCTACCAAAGAACTCGATTTTCTCAATGATTGACTTTAGAATACGATTTTTCTCAGTCGGTGATGCCTCTGGGTCTCGCATCATATTGATGGCTGTCTGTAGTGTGGCTATCCTTTCCGCGTAGTCCACATTCGTAGGCAGGACTGATTTTACTTTATATATCTGAGCCTGGCACTCTTCCATTTTTTCACGCAGGGCTGCATTCCGACGGTCGAATAAATCCTGGGAATATTTACCGGTCTCCAGCAGGTCGAATTGGTTCTCCTCCTGTTCCCGGTAGTCCTGCATCTGAGCCTCCAGCTTTTTCAACAGGGCCTGCTGTGTCTTCGCGGCATTTCCGTCGCCGCTCTTAATCTTGAGCTGCAGCTCCGGTAGTTCTGAATGTTCCAAAGAGAACAGAATGGCGGCGATGAGCTCGGACTGTTTCACGGACTTGAAGCAGCGCGGCGTGGATCTGCATTCAAAACGATCTTCCGCGTGTTTATAGGGATGTATGTACATCGCCCTGCCACACTTGCCGCATACCAACATCCCGCTGAACGGATTTTTTAGAGGGTGGGTATGTTTCACTCGAGGGTTACGCGCTACGAGCTTCTGTGCGGCTTCCCAGGTGTCCATATCTACAATGGGCGGCTGTTTACCCTCTGCGACGATAACCTCGTCCTCCGGCTGCAAGAACCGTCTAACAACGACCTCGCCATTTTCCAGGACAGGGGTGTCTTTAATCTTATTAAATACGACTTTACCAATATAGTGGCGGTTTTTGACCATCCAGCGGATGGTGTCTTTTTTCCACTTCTCTGATCGGGGCGCCGGGATGCCCAGCGCATTCAACCTCTCCGCGATTCGGAAGGGCGTCAGCTGTTCTTTTGTGTACAGCTCGAACACCAGGCGGACCACTTTGGCTTCTTCCTCGATGATCTCCAGCGTGTGGTCTTTACCTATCTTTATTTTTTTGTAGCCATAGGGTGGGGTGTTCCCCAGGTAACAACCGCGTTTCACAGCGGCCACCCTGCCACGGAATAAAATTTCCTTCGTGTACTCCAGGTAGTCATTGCCTCGCAGCAGTTCATCCTGGAAAAACTTCCGCTCCATTTTATTCTCCAGGTTATAGGTCATCATCGGCGTGGCGACCAGGCTATGAGAGAAGCGGAAACTGTCTATAATTCGGGCGCAGTCGGACAGGTCTCCACGGGAGAGACGGCTGGGCTCCATGACTAGTACACCGGCCACATGTGGGTCCTCTATGCGGGCCAGGACTTTTTTTATTTCGACGCGCTCGTCGATACTCTCACCGGAGCCGACCTCGCGGTAGATGTTCTCGTCTGGTATGCGACCTCCAAGCTCACGCTCTGCATATTCCTGCAGCTGGGCCTCATGTTTTGACAATACTTCTTCGACGGTCTCTTTCGGGTCGTCCTGCCTTGATTTTCTTAAATATATTAACCATGTATCGTATATGATGCTGCTACCTTGGTAAGTTCCCATCGGTCTCCCCTTTAATATTATATTTTGCTATTTTTCTATACTTTGCGCATAGATGTATAACTTTTCCGAATAATACGGAATGTGTTGCAGCTCAGGAAAGCTTTTGTTATTCTGATATAAGACAAACAATTGTTCTTATTAGGAGGCCATTGCATGAAAAACCGCATCGATTTTTTGAGAGAGCATATTATAACGGAGGTCTCCCAGAATGCCGATATCCAGTTCCTTGATTTCGTGTATAAGTTACTTATCGAAGACCAGAAAACTAAGACTCTGCACAGTGCAGACTCACTAGCGGAAATGAATAACAACAAACAATAATAGTAAAACGATGGCCTCCAGAAGGTTATCGTTTTCTTTTTATTCTGGCCGCAAAACCGTAAGCAGATGCTTAATGCTGGCCCGCTGTTCGGCACTTAGTTTTGTGATTTTGCCGAACATGTCCAGCAACTCCTCATCCCGCCGCATGTGAGAGATAATCTTTACCAGATCGTCACTTCTCTTTTGCTCTATGCTACGGGTGCGCGGTACGTCATAACCCCACAGCCACATTTCGTCCACATCAAGAGCCTGTGCCAGCAGGCCGATGGCCTTTTGCTTCGGCTCGTACTTTCCGGAGAGATAGCTGCTAATCGACGCAGGATCGAGACCAGTCTCACGAACGAGGTCTACCTGTTTTTTGCCTGCGGCGTTCATAGCTTCGCGGAGTCTTTCCTTGATAGTACCGCTTTGCTTTATTTCCATAATTTTTCACCTCCAAGCAAAATTAGTTTAACTCTGAAATTGAGGGAAGTCAAGGAAAAACGGTGTATTTATAAAAAAATATTTAGAAAACTCAAAATTGACTATTGACATGGGACTTTTGGCGGTGGTACTATAGTCACGAAATTGAGAAAACTCAATAAATGAGAGGGGAGGTGATGAACATGCGCTACCCAAAACTACGCGGAGCCATCCGAGAAAAGTTTGGCACCCAGGCTACTTTTGCAGAAGCAATAAATATGAACTCTACCACGCTAAGCAAGAAATTGACCGGAAAATCAGAGTGGACGCGCACCGAAATAGCGCGGGCCTGTGATTTGATAGGTATTCCTTTATGCGATGCACATACATATTTTTTTTGCGATAGAAATTGAGAATTCTCAATTTTTTGAAAGGAGACTGGCATGGAGAACGATTGGACTGTATCAGAAGATCGGCCAGGTTATCGCTGTAAGACGATTAAAAAAGGCAACTGCACCATTATCATCTACCGACCTATATTGACCCCGGAAGAACAGGCCAAGCGAGAGAAGCAAGTGATGGATACGCTGGAAAGCGTGATGAGAGAGGAATTGATTAGGAAGGGGCAAAAAGCATGAACAAAATAACCATTGAACTGTGCGCCGAAGACCGCGCACGACTGGACAACATCCTGGCAGCACTACTGCAGAACGGCGGCGTCAAGACCGACCAGGAGGACGCAGACACTGCACAGGCCGAGCCAGAGACGCAAGCCGAAGCATCGGAGGAGGTTCCTTCTCAGACGGTTACGATGAACGACCTGCAGCAGAAGGTCGTGGCACTTTCCGCCGCCGGCCGGAAAGCGGAGACACGAGACATCGTGAAAAAATACGCGGAACGCGTCTCGCAAATTCCAGAGGATAAGATCCCCGAAGTATGGGATCAGCTGATGGCCCTGGAGGTGGGAGCGAATGGTGGCTAACCGAGCTCGTACACCGTGGGACTACATCTTCCCGCTGGCCATTCTGGTGTGGCTGCTGGTCGTCGGACTTTGCCTGGGCATCATGGTGAGCCTGGCGTGTGAGGTTGAACCCACCGTGCTGAGAGCAGGGGCGACGGGACCGCCGGGGAGAAATGTAGTACCTCCGGATGACTTCGACCAAGCTGATTCCACCCCGCTGTACTCGGAGGAAGAAGTGGAGATGCTTGCGCTGGCCATCTATCAGGAGGCAGGTGGTGATGCCTGCAGCAACCAGACCCGCCAGATGGTCGGTGAGGTGGTATTAAACCGCATGGCTGCCCCACGCTACCCAGACACCATGTACGAGGTGCTGACCCAGCGGGCTCAGTATGGACGGCTGCATTGGACTGGATTGGTCTGGCCAGAGAGGGCTCGACTACCACAAGAGGCTCACGCTGTCAAGCGGGCCTATGACTGTGCGGAAGTACTGCTGGCTGGAGTCGTAGAGAGGCTATTGCCAGAGGACACCGTATTCCAGGCTGAATTTAAACAAGGTACAGAAGTGGTCGTCTGCCAAGACGGCATCTACTTCTGCCGGTAGGAAGGGGGTGGGAAAGTGGAGTATATTCCCGACAACTACGACCTATGGAAGCAATACGAAGCTGAGCAAGAAAGGTGGCTTGCCAGGCAGCCGACCTGCTCCGACTGCGGCGAGTATGTGCAGGACGAGTATCTCTATCTGATAAATGACGAAGTGATCTGCCTCGACTGCATCAGAAGATACCGAAAGGAGACTGCGGACTATGCTGACTGAAAATTACCGCAACTATAAGGAGGATACCACATGACAGAATTGAACGACCACCGCGGCCGCGCCCATGCCCTGCTGAGTGCGTCCAGCTCTGCTCGATGGCTGGCTTGTCCACCCTCCGCTGTAGCTGCGGAGGCCTACCCGCAGCAGGACACCGAGTTCACCCGCGAGGGGACCTTGGCCCATGAGGTGGCAGAGGCTGTGGCCAGGGAGAGACTTAATGGCCAGGACTTCGCCCCCGCTCAATGGGAGGCCGGAGTCACCGCAGAGATGTTGGAGTGCGCCAAAGGTTACGCGGACTACATCCAGGAACAGCTGAAAAGCAACGATGCCATCGTGCTGCTGGAGCAGCGAGTGGACTTCTCTCCCTGGGTGCCTGACGGCTTCGGCACCTGCGATTGCATCATCCTGCAGGGCGACACCATGGTCATCATCGACTACAAGTACGGCGTAGGTGTGGCTGTGTCCGCCACGGAAAACAGCCAGCTGATGCTGTACGCGCTGGGTGCGCTGAACGACTACGGCATCGCCTGCGACGTGGCCAAGGTCGAGATGCACATCTACCAGCCGCGTATCAACAATGTCAGCCAATGGGCGGCAAAGGTGGAAGATCTGGCGCTCTGGTCCGAGCAGACCGTCCGGCCTATCGCCGGCCAGGCAGTCAAAGGTGAGGGCGAATATCGAGAGGGTGATCATTGTAGGTTTTGCCCACACGCGGGTCGCTGCCAACGCCTTACGACAGCTTGTGTCGAGTTCGTGGAGACTCATGATCTCCATGTGGCTGTGCCGGTCCTAGCACCGTGGCAGGTGGCCGAGGTGCTGCGACTGGAGCCGTTGGTAACACTTTGGCTCAAAAAAGTCAAGACGCAGGCATTGACCACGCTGCTCGACGGCGGCGAGGTGCCAGGCTACAAGGTTGTGGAGGGGAAGCTGGGTAACCGCAAGTGGACGGACGAGCTCCAGGTGGCTGAGACGTTACGGTCTGCAGGCTATGACTTGAATGATATCGCCGAGCTCAAGCTGTTTACCCCTGCAGCCATGGACAAAAGTATCGGCAAGCAGAAGGTAGCAGAGCTGCTGGATGGCTTTATCGAACGATCCCCAGGCGCACCTACCGTCGTGCCAGAAACAGACAAGCGGCCTGTCTATGATCGCGCCGCAGAATTTGAAAAATTGGAGGACTAATCAATGAGTAAAAAAATCATGTTACGCAACGTCAGACTGAGCTATGAGCACATTTTCACCCCGGTCGCATTCGATGACAGCCAGACGGCTAAGTACAGCGCGACCTTTATTTTACCGAAGGACCATCCCGACGTCGGTGCTGTCAAACGCGCCATGCTCGAAGCTGGCCAGGAGAAATATCCTGCTGCTTTTGATGGCGGCACTTGGCCGAGAGGCTTCACCTGCAGCTTGAAGGACGCCGACAAGGAGACCAATTCCCAGGGCGAGATCCTGTCCGAGAAAAACTCCGCCTATAAAAACTGCTACATCCTGGAGGCCAACAGCACCCGTCGCCCTGTGGTGATAGACCGCAGCAAGGCTGCCATCACCGAGGAGGACGGCATCATCTACTCCGGTTGCTACGTCAACGCCATTCTGGGCGCAGCTGCGTATGAGTTCGGAAAGGTGAAGAAAGGCGTCAAGTGCTACCTGAACGGTGTGCAGTTCGTGAAGGACGGGGAGCGCTTCGGCAGCAACGCGGCAGATGACTTCGACGCTCTGGATGAGGTCGAGGACGATGACTGGATGTAAGACGCGTCGCCTGTTCGTTGACTTGGAGAGCTACAGCAGCGTGGACATAACCAAGGCGGGGGCCTTCAAATACATGGAGGCCCCCGACTTTGAAATCCTGCTGATTGCCTACGCCTGGGGCGACGAGCCAGTGAGGGTGCTGGACCTGACCAGCTTCCACGGTGACCCAGACACAAAAGAGGAGTACCAGGACGTGGTCGCTGGACTGCTGGACTCTGACACCGTCAAGATCGCGCATAACAGCGCTTTTGAACGATCCGCCCTGGGCAAACATCTGGGCCGCTACCTACCACCAGAGGAGTGGGAGGACACCATGATCCTGACAGCCATGAATGGCCTGCCGATGCGTCTGGAAAATGCGGGTGCCGCGCTGCTGCTCCCCGACCAGAAAATCCAGGAGGGCAAGAGCCTCATATCATACTTTTGCAAACCTTGCAAGCCTACCCTCGCAAACGGTGGCAGGACGCGGAACTACCCCGAACACGCCCCGGAAAAATGGGAGCGGTTCGTGGAGTACTGTAAGCGGGACGTGGAGGTCGCCCAGGCCATCTACTCCAGGCTGCACAAGTTCCCAGTGACCGACTTCGAGCGGAAGATCTGGGCGCTGGATGCTCGTATCAATGAGAGGGGCGTCCTGGTAGACACCGAGCTGGCTGAGTCGGCTGTCGCGGTGGACGAGGCCTTCCGCGAGGAGCACATGGCAGAGATGCAGCGCTTGACTGGACTGGAAAACCCGAACAGCGTGGCTCAGCTCAAGGAATGGCTGGAGGCGGTCGGAGTCAGTGTGGAGTGCCTGAACAAGGCCACCGTGGCGGATTTACGCAAGACGGTTACCGAGTCCACCACTCGCCGGGTGCTGGAGCTCCGGCAGCTGCTGGGCAAGACCAGCACCAAGAAATACGAGGCGATGACAACCGCCGCCTGCCAGGATGACCGCGTCCGGGGTCTCCTCCAGTACTACGGCGCAGGCCGGACTGGCCGCTGGGCGGGTCGCCTGGTGCAGGTGCAGAACCTGCCTCAGAACCATCTGGACGGCATCGACAAGGTGCGAGAGCTGGTGAGACACCGGGACCTGGAGACTCTGGAGATGTGCTACGACAACGTGCCGGACATACTCAGCCAGCTGATCCGCACGGCCTTCGTGGCCGAGCCTGGCCACACTTTCTTGGTTAGCGACTATGCCGCCATTGAGGCGAGAGTCATAGCCTACCTGGCCGGAGAGAAGTGGAGGATGGACGTGTTCGCCGAGGGCGGGGATATCTACTGCAGCTCAGCCTCGCAGATGTTCAAGGTGCCGGTAGAAAAGCATGGCATCAACGGCCACCTGCGGCAGAAAGGCAAAATCGCGGAACTGGCCTGCGGCTATGGAGGCGGGGTCGGTGCGCTAAAGGCCTTCGGTGCCGACAAGATGGGACTGACTGAGCCAGAGATGCAGGACATCGTCACTCAATGGCGCCAGGCCTCCCCAACCATTCCAAGGTTCTGGCGGGATGCGGAGAATGCAGCCAAGTATGCCCTGCGGAATCCGGGCATGACCGGGACCCTACCCTGTGGAGTCAAGTATCGCAAGGACGCCGACGCGCTGCGCTGCAAACTGCCAAGTGGTCGCCTGCTGTCCTATTGGGGCGCGCGACTGGAGAACGGCTCCATCGTTTTCATGGGCCAGAACCAGACGACCCGCAAGTGGGAGAAGACAGACACCTGGGGCGGCAAGCTGGTGGAAAACATTGTCCAGGCCTTTGCCCGTGATTGCCTGGCCGTCGCGCTGCTCCGGCTGGACGAGGCTGGCTATGACATCACTTTTCATGTACATGATGAAATCGTCGCAGAAGCACCCGAGGGTAGCCGCTGGGAGGACATGGCCGAGATTATGGGCCAACCCATCGACTGGGCGCCTGGCCTGCTGCTTCGGGGCGATGGGTATGAAACAAAATTCTATATGAAGGACTGAGAGCTTATGAAAGTACTAGAACTATTCGCAGGCACCCGGTCCATTGGAAAGGCCTTCGAGGCCCGCGGGCATCAGGTGTTCAGCGTGGAGTGGGACAAGGCCTTCGAGGGCATCGACCTGTATATGGACATCGGCAGTCTGACCGCCCAGGACATTCTGGAGCGCTTCGGTCGGCCGGATGTCATCTGGGCCAGTCCTGACTGTTCCACATTCAGCGTTGCAGCCTTTGCCAGACATCGCCGAAAAAATGCAGAGACTGGCGAGCTGGAGCCGATTAGTGAGTACGCTGCGTTTTGTGACAAGGTAGATCAGAACGTACTCACTCTGGTCCGAGAGCTGCGCCCCATGTTCTGGTTCATTGAGAACCCTCGCGGCGGAATGCGGAAAATGAGCTGGATGCAGGGCCTGCCCCGATACACCGTTACCTATTGTCAGTATGGCGATTTTCGTATGAAGCCGACCGACATCTGGACCAATCACCCCGCGCCGCGATTTAAGCCTATATGCAAGAATGGTGACCCATGTCATGAATCGTCACCACGAGGCTCAAAGGGCGGAACCCAAGGACTCCGTGGTCCAGACAGGGCGGTTATCCCCTCGCAGCTGTGCGAACATATCGTGGACATCTGTGAGCAAGGTATCCTGGATGACGATTCCTGGATGCTATGAAGTGAAAAAGGAGGGTAATATGACCGACTGGCGCGAAAACGCTCTGGCGTTATATCAGGCGGGCAAAACCAAGGCGGAGATCGCACGGCTGCTCCAGCGTGAGATCGGGGCACCGACGGCTGAACATGCAAGGGATCGGATCCGCTACTTTCTCAAACAATACCCGGCTCGGACTGAGCTACCGAAGCCCCAAGCTGCCAAGCCAGAGAAGCATCTGGCGCTGGAGAACCTGACGCCAGCACGACACACGCTGGCCTGGGATGGCTGCACGACCATCCGCTTCGGACTGATGGGGGATACGCAGATTAACAGCAAGTACACTCAGCTGACCCACCTGCATCGCTTCTATGACATATGTGCCGCACTCGGCATCGACGCCGTGTTCCACACAGGCGACATAGACGAGGGTGAGCAGATGCGGCCCGGTCATTCCTATGAATGCTACGAGCAGGGAGCGGATGACCATGTGGCAGAAATCGTGAGGAACTATCCTAGGCGACCGGGTATCACTACATACTTCATCACAGGCAACCATGACGCCAGCCTCTACAAGCGGGCGGGTATGGACCTGGGCTTGGCCATCGCGGAGAAGCGGGAGGATATGGTCTACCTGGGCCGGGACTGCGCCCTGGTGAACCTGACCGACAACTGCACCCTGGAGCTTCGACATCCCTGGGACGGCACAGCCTATGCGCTGAGTTATAAGCCCCAGAAGATCATCGAAGCCATGGAGGCGGACAGCAAGCCCAGTATCCTGGCCATCGGGCACTACCACAAAATTGAGTACCTGTTCTACAGAAACGTCCACTGTTTCCAGACCGGGTGCTTCCAGAGCCAGACGCCCTTTACCCGAGGCAAGGGCATCAGCGTCCACATGGGCGGCTGGATTGTGGACTGCCAAGTAAAACAGGATGGCGTCATTAAAGGAATCACGCCCACGCTGGTTCCTTTCTACGCCGCCATCCAGGATGACTGGAAAAACTGGAGATACAACAACTTATAAAGGAGGGCAAGACATATTGGCAAGCTATAACACTTTTTTAGTACAGAGCACACAAGGCAAGCCGATGCTGGTGACCTCCTCTGCCCGGAAAGCAAGCCGACTGCTGCAGACCGGGGTTCGTGTAGAAGTATGGAGCGCCAACGCAAAAAAAGAGACGATCTACCATAGAACACGGACTCGACTGGACAAATATGTGGCTATCGAGCGGGAGTATATCCGGGCCAAGCAGGCCGCAGCTGAACGAAGAAACCAGCGGAGGAGGGCTAAGCATGACCGTCCAAAACGATAAGGCGCTGGACATCGCCCTGGGCAACAGCCGCAAGACAAAGACTTGGAAAAACAGGACCATGCGGTGGTCAGAGCTGCTGGACCGTCTTTCGAAGGAAACCAGAACGCCTGAGTCGATGGCCGAGTATAAGGCCTACAGCCGCGACCGCCAGAGTCAGATTAAGGACGTGGGCGGCTTCGTAGGAGGCTATTGTAACAACGGCAGCCGGTCCGACATCCGCTTCCGCTCCATCCTATGCCTGGACGCAGACTATGCTGACGGCGAACTATGGGGTGATTGGGGGTTATTGTTTGACAATGCAGCGGCGGTTTACTCCACCCACAAACACACGCCGGAGAAGCCGCGCCTGCGCCTGGTAGTACCACTCAGCCGCAACGTAACACCGGACGAGTACCAGGCCATCGGTCGCAAGGTGGCGGACACCCTGGGTATTGACAAATTCGATGATACCAGCTACCAGCCCCAGCGCATGATGTACTGGCCGAGCTGTAGCCAGGACGGTGCCTACTTCTTCGACCATGTGGACGCACCGTTCCTTGATCCCGACAGAATCCTGGCCACATATCACAACTGGCAAGATGTGTCAAGCTGGCCTATGAGCAGCCGGGTGGCGGAGGTGGCCAGGAAACAATGCACCAAGCAGAAAGACCCGCTGGAGAAGGGTGGCATGGTAGGTGCGTTCTGCCGGGCTTATACCATCCAGGAAGCCATCGAGACCTTCATACCCACTTACCAGGTCTGTGATGAGCCCAACCGATACACCTACACCGAGGGCAGTACAGCGGCGGGGGTGGTGGTATACGAAGATAAGTTCTGCTATAGCCACCACGCCACCGATCCGGCCAGCGGCCAGCTGTGCAACGCTTGGGATCTGGTTCGGCTGCATCTATTCCGCGACCTGGACGCGGATTGTGAATCGGATATCCCGGCCAGCAATCGGCCTAGCTACAAGGCCATGGTCCAGCTGGCCACCGAGGACAAACGGGTCAAAGCTCAGCTGGTAGCTGACCGCATGGCCGAGGCAGATGTCGACTTCGAGGCGCTGTCAGATGACGAGGAGGACTGGCGAAACAAGCTCAAGCTGACGGAGAAAGGCGGCATCGCCCAGACCATCGAGAACGTGGTCACCATTCTGAGCCATGATCCTAAGCTGGCTGGACGACTGGCGTTAAACGAGATGGACCACAATATCGTCGTCTTGTCAAGTCTTCCGTGGAGGGAGGCAAAAGGCCCAAGCCAGTGGACGGATTCCGACGACGCCGCCCTCCGCTACTATCTGGAGCGCGTGTACGGCATATCGGGAAAGGACCGCATCTTTGACGCCGTGAATGTGGTAGCCCAGGATGAGTCTTTCCACCCGGTCCGTGAGTACCTTGACAGCTGTACATGGGACGGAGTGCCCAGGGTGGAGACCTTGCTGGTCGACTTCCTAGGCGCAGAGGATAACGAGTACACCCGGGCCGTTACCCGCAAAACGCTGGTCGCTGCTGTGGCTCGGATATACCACCCTGGATGCAAGTTTGACTATATGCTGACGCTGCGAGGCCGCCAGGGACTGGGCAAGTCTGCCTTGATTGCGAAGCTGGGCGGTGAATGGTTCAGTGATAGCTTCACCACTCTCCATGGAAAGGAGGCCTATGAGCAGGTGCTCGGTATTTGGCTCATGGAGGTGGGAGAATTGGCCGGGATGAGAAAGGCCGAGGCCGAGACTATTAAACTCTTTATCTCGAAAACCAGCGACAGGTTCAGACCCGCCTATGGTCGCCGCATACAGGAATTCCCACGCCAGTGCATCTTCATCGGCACGACCAACGAGACCCAGTTCCTCCGTGACGCCACTGGTAACCGCCGCTTCTGGGTGGTGGATACCCCGAACAATCCTACGAGTGATATGTGGCACGACCTGACACCTGATATAGTGCGCCTTATCTGGGCGGAGGCTGTGGAGATGTACAAGGCAGGCGAGAAGCTGTATCTACCAAAGGAACTGGAGGCTGTCGCCAGAGATGTACAGGAGTCCTACGAAGAGGAGAGCCCACACGCGGGTTTGATAGCTGATTATCTTGACCGTCTGCTGCCCGAGGGCTGGGACGATCTGGACCTCTACACCCGCCGTCAATGGCTGGTTACCGATGCCGTAGGTACCATTCGGCGGACGACAGTCTGCACCATGGAAATCTGGGCGGAGGTCTTGGGGGGCAATCCGGACAAATTTGACCGCTATGTTGGAAAAGACATCCGGGATGTTATGGCTAAGCTGCCAGAATGGCGCAATATGGGAGGATTGAAAAAAACCATAAAGCCCTACGGACGCCAGCGCTATTTTGAGAGGGGGAGCAGCTCATGACTCCTCTGGAGCGAGATATTGAGCGGGCACTCGTTGGAACGGTCAAGCGCCAGGGCGGACTCTGCCTCAAATGGGTCTGCCCTGGCTGGTCCGGGGTGCCGGACCGTATCATTCTGCTGCCTGGAGGCCGGGTTCTGTTCGCGGAGACTAAGCGGCCTAAAGGAGGCGAAGTTCGTAAGCTGCAGGAATGGTGGCACAAGAAGCTGAAAGACCTGGGATTCCGCTGCTGGGTCATTTATAGCCGAGCCGATATCGACCGGCTGGAGCATAGCATCACAGGAAAGTAAAAGGGGAGTACGAACAAAGGGGAAATATCATGCAAAGGACTGGTATTTCTCAATGCAACTATTACATGGGGACTGTTTGAAACTGATGAATGATATCCCAGACGGCTCGGTCGATCTAATTCTCTGTGACCTTCCTTATGGGACAACTGACTGCAGCTGGGACAGTGTGCTGCCGTTCGACACGCTCTGGGCGCATTACAATCGTTTGCTCAAACACGACGGCGCGGCGGTGCTGTTTGCAGCCCAGCCGTTCACAACTTCGCTGATTCAGAGTAACCGCAAGCATTTCCGTTACTGTTGGTACTGGCTAAAAAATCAGCCCACGGGCTTCACGTTTGCCAAATTTCAACCTATGAGAAAGATTGAGGACGTCTGTGTGTTCTATCGCAAGCACGGCACCTATAACCCACAAGGTCTGCAGGTCGTGGCGAACCCAAAACCAAGCCGCATAAGAAAGTACAAAGAGGACACCGTCTACAAGATGGACACTCTGATGCACGAACATACGCCGCTGTTTAAGAACTACCCTAAAAACGTGCTGCAGTTCAGCACAGAGCGCGGCCTGCATCCGACGCAGAAGCCCGTACCACTTTTGGAGTATCTTGTCAAGACCTATACCAACGAGGGAGATACCGTCCTGGATAACTGCATGGGTAGTGGGTCCACAGGTGTGGCGGTCAAGCGAGTCGGCGGTCGTCACTTCATCGGGATTGAACAGAACAAAGTATACTTCGACATCGCGCAGAAACGTATAGAGGAGGCGATGCAGTGAACTTCACGCCCTACCCACACCAGCAGGCCGGAATCGGCTGGATCATCCAGCGCCCCGCCTGTGCACTGCTCTGGGGCATGGGTACTGGCAAGACGGTGACCACTCTGACCGCCATCGACCAGCTGCTGAACGACTACCTGGAGGACGGGCCGGTGCTGGTCGTTGCCCCGAAGCGGGTGGCGGAGAATACCTGGAGCAAGGAGACGGCCAAGTGGGAGCATCTGAACCATCTGCGCATCTCCCGCGTCATGGGTACGGCCAAGCAGCGCCAGGCGGCCCTGGCCGAAAAGGCGGACATCTACGTCATCAATCGGGAGAACGTGGTATGGCTGGTGGACCATCTGGGCAAGCGCTGGCCGTTTCCCATCGTGGTCATTGACGAGCTGAGCAGCTTCAAGTCCGCCCAGGCCAAGCGGTGGAAGGCCCTGCGAAAAGTCCGGGGCCGCATCCGCCGCCTGGTCGGGCTGACCGGCACACCGAGGCCGAACGGTTTGGAGGACCTGTGGCCGGAGATGTACCTGCTGGACCAGGGAGATCGGCTGGGCAAGACCCTGTCCGCCTTCCGGTCCCGCTACCTGGTGCCGGAGAAGATGAACGGCCACATCGTCTACAGCTACAAGCCCAGAGTCGGCGCGGAGGCGGAGGTCTACGACAAGCTGGCCGACCTGTGCATGAGCATCCGGAAGGAAGACGTGCTGCAGCTGCCTGGCCAGATTTACGAGGACGTGGAACTGACCGCCCCGCCGGCCCTGCTGAAACAGTACAAGCAATTCGAGCGGGACAAGGTGCTGGAGTGCCTGGACGCGGAGGGGGAAATCGTGGCGGGTACAGCGGCCGCACTGACCAACAAGCTGCTCCAGTTTGCCAACGGCGCCATCTACGACCTGGACGGCCGAGCACATGAGCTGCACACTGTCAAGCTGGACGCTCTGGACGAGATGATAGAGGAGGCCGGAGGTGACCCGGTGCTGGTGCTGTACGCATACCAGCACGACGCGCAGCGCATCCGGGAGCGGATACCCTGCCGGGCCCTGGACACGCCGGAGGACATCGACGCATGGAATCGGGGCGAGATCCCGGTGGCCCTGGCACACCCGGCCAGTATCGGGCACGGCCTGAACCTGCAGGACGGCGGCCACATCCTCATCTGGTTTGGCCTGACCTGGAGCCTGGAGCTTTACCAGCAGGCCAATGAACGGCTGAACCGACCCGGCCAGAAGAACGTCTGCCGCATCTATCACCTGATCCTGAAGGGCACCCACGACGAGCGAGTCCTGCGGGCCCTGAGCAACAAAGACAAAGGCCAGGCGGCGGCCATCGAGGCCCTGCGCCTGGAGATTGTGAAGGAGGGTAAACTGTGAGTCAATACAAGGAAGCGTATTTCAACGAGATAAAAGAGCAAAGAGCAACAGCTCGTGGAGCGAAGCATCGCAAAAGAGGCAGCAAGACGAAAAAGTGTACCCTGCCTAGTGATTACTTAACGCAAAAGGAACTGGCCTCTCTCAACGGTGAGGTTAAGGTCTACAAGCTGGGACAGCCGATGCCCCAGGAGGAATACGACAAGCTGCCCGAAGACTTGAAACCGCTGGCCAAGGTTATCCCAGCCAACCAGGCGGGAGGTGCAGAGCTATGATGAAAGAGCGGCTTCGGAATTACCTGGACCTGAAACGAGAGCAGAAACAGCTCCAGCAGCAGCTGGAAGCCATCGAGGCCGCACTATACTACCCGAAGATCCAGCAGCTCACTGGTATGCCCTCCAATCCGTCAAAGGGGAATACCATGGAGGACCTGGCAGCGAAGCACCTGGAGCTTCGGGAGCGATACAATATAAAAATAAGGGAATTGGCCGAGGAGCAGCTGGCCATTGAGAAAAGCATCGACATCCTGGACCCTGTGGCCAGGGCCCTGCTTCGGTATCGCTACATTGAAGGGCTGGCCTGGGAGGAGGTCTGCGTGGCCATGAGCTACAGCTGGCGGCAGACGCATCGTATCCACAGCCGAGCCTTGGAAACCCTACGCAAGCAAACAGAGCCGGAGGCATAACGCCTCCGGCTTTTTTCTTTGGTATTTGCTATAATGTTTGCCGCGCCAGCAATGCGCTGCTACAGCCTAGGATTCCTTTAGTGCTGTAATCATGCAGCAGGGAGGGGGTGAGAACGTATGAAGATAACCAAGAGAACACCACTCCGGCCCCGTGGGCGCAGCGATGAGAAAAAGCAGATTACAAAGGATGCCATCCGCGACGCCTACACAAACGGACCACGGCGTGAGGTGCAGATCATCCCGGCAAAAAAGGACCTGATGCCCGAAGACGAAAAAAGGAAGCTCCGCGTCTGCGCCTATTGCCGGGTGTCCACGGACGAGGAAACCCAGGCCAGCAGCTACGAGCTCCAGGTACAGAACTATACAAAAATGATCCAGGAAAACGATGAATGGGAGTTCGCCGGCATCTTCGCGGATGAGGGTATCTCCGGCACTTCGGTGCTGCACCGCCAGCATTTTCTTGAAATGATTGAAAAATGCAAAGCGGGAGAAATCGACCTGATTATCACCAAGCAGGTCAGTCGCTTCGCCCGAAATGTCCTGGACAGCCTCAACTATATTTTTATGCTCCGAAGGCTGGACCCGCCGGTGGGCGTTTATTTTGAGACGGAGAAGCTAAACACGCTGGATAAAAGCAGCGATATGGTCATTACCGTTTTGAGCCTGGTCGCCCAGTCTGAGTCCGAGCAGAAATCCAACAGTTTGAAATGGTCATTTAAACGCCGCAGAGCTCAGGGCCTGGGGATCTACCCGAACTGGGCCCTGCTCGGCTACACGCTGGATGACGAAAAAAACTGGGAGATCATTGAGGACGAGGCGGATGTGGTCCGTACCATTTACAGCCTATACCTGGAGGGGTACCCTTCCGGGCAGATTGCAGAGTTTCTGACAAAGAGCGGCATCCCCACGGTGAGGGGCCTGCCGATCTGGAGGTCGGGCAGCGTCCTAGGCATCCTTCGGAATGAAAAATACTGTGGCGATGCCCTATGCCAGAAAACGGTGACGGTGGACTTCCTCACACACAAAAGCGTAAAAAACAATGGCCTGGAAACGCAGTATTTTATCGAGGGGCACCATGTTCCTATCATTGACAAGCGCGATTGGCAACTGGCGCAGCAGATCCGAGAGGAGCGGAGGTACACAAAAAGACGGACCAGGGGCCGCAAGCCGCGCATCGTAGTGCGGGGTCCCTTGGCCGGCTTCATGGTTGCCGACCCTACCTGGTCGGTCGAGGATGTGGACGGAATTCTGGAAAGGCTGGCCAAGCAGAGCGAAGCTCTCGCACCCCAGCCGCTGCTGGAGGGTGACGAAAATTTTATGATTGAAAAGGAGTAATCGAATATGTCTATACTAAATAAATTTACTGTTATCGACCTTATTAAAACCCGGTCAGAGTCCGCCGTCACAATTTCAGGCAATACCCTGAAATTTAATAACCAGACCGCCAGGGAGCTGCATTACACGCCATTTGTTCAGGTGCTGATCAATCCAAAAGAAAATCAGTTTGCCATCCGCGCCTGCAAAGAGGATGCCCCGAACGCCGTTCCGTTTTCAAAGCCGGAAGGGGCGCAGAGGTATCCAATCAAAATAACCGTCCAGGCTGTGGTGAATATGATCCGCAAGATGGCGAACTGGTCGGCCGAGGATAGCTGGAGTGTCCCAGGCGTTTATTTTGCTGACGAGGAAGCACTTGTATATGATATGAGCGCGGCGGTTAAACCGACAAAAAAGGGCGGCCGTCGGACCCAGCTGCGGGCCGAGGCCGGAGAAGCTGAAATTTAAATTATAGAGGGCCGGAGGCGTTATGCCTCCGGCCCTGTTCTTTTTTAAAGATTACTGATCCAAAAATTTATCTATAATCTTCGCCTTGCGGTCATTCTCCAGGCGCAGGTAATCAATCTCGACACGCTGCCGACCCACCTGTTCGAGCAGGTAGTTAATTTTGGCCTGGGCCTCGTCGCGGATCTTTTGCATTTCCGTGTTATAGGATGCATGGATATTATCAAGCGCCGTTCTGTAGTCCTTATTATCGTCAAGGGCGCGCTCCAGGTCTCTCAGCGCATCGTCGAGCTTCTGGGAATTGTTCGGGATAGACTCCTCAAAAGCAAGATAGCAAGGGTACTGATTGGAGGAGCCAATAATAGCGTCCTCAATGGCTCTGGCTGTCTCCCGCATGATGTCCTGCTCGGCGTTCTGCGCCATAAGGCGCTCTACTGTCTTAATGGATACACCAGACTTTTCCGAGATATAAGCATTCGTCAGCCCATTGATCTCTTTCATGTCTCGCATAAACTCACACCATCGCAGTAGAGTCATGGCGGAAGTACGCGGTCCATCGCAGCGAATCTTGCGGTGGCTACAGTCAAGGCATCTGTTATAGGGCTTATTGGTAAGGTCGGTTCTTTTTTTCATGCAATCGGCCTCCATATTCCCAGCCATTTTAGGGTTTTACCCTAACATATGTCCGTCAGCTCCTTTTATTTTTCCGACGAATCCGCTTATTTTTGGCTGTATTTTGAGATAGCGAAATGGTAGGCTGAAAGCGACCCGAGAAGGTCACCCCAGCATTGCGTGGGGGGTGGGAGTGTGGCAGCTTGCGCCCCCTGCGCAAACTCTATAAAAGGAGGTATCCCATGATAACCATTGTTAAAGGCAAAACTGACTTATATCCTGTGGGCGCAACGTGCAAAGGGTTGCGCGATGCAGAAGCCAATCTGCCCGGCGTACCTCCTGATGCTATACATTAAATATTAAGCACATATAGTTGTATTTTAACAAAAGGTTATATAGTTTTTATATTGGCAATAGTACACAAAAATGGCGCCGTTTTTTTGACGGCGATAAAGGGGAAGGAGATAATGGAAAGTGACAATGAACAAGGGAGGGTAAACCTCCTACGGGAATGGGTCAAAAACCTGGCCGACAGCTGTATGGACGAAGAGACGCTGTACCTGGCGTACAGGCTGCTGGCCGGGGCATAATGAAACGATAAAACAAGCCGGGGGCAAGGGTTGCCTCCGGCTTGTTTTTCCTAATGTTACAAGTTTATGACATTTAGCCCCAATTTATTGACTTTGGATTCCGGCATGTTATTATGTTATTGCTATAAGAAATCAGAATATTCTGACTATTTATTATAGCGTGTTCGGTACTTCCGCTTGCAGGTTGGCTAAGGAATTCCGAATCTGCAAGCGCTTGTACATAGCCCGTTTTTTTCATGTACGGGCGCAAAAAACGAAAAAGGAGGAAATCTACATGAAAAACCTGAAAAAGGTGCTGGCCGGCGCTCTGGCCGTCGTCATGGCTCTGTCCCTGATGACCGGTGCTTTCGCTGCCGACTTCACCGACGCTGCTGACATCGACAAGACCGAAGCCGCTGGCGTTATGGACGCTACCGGCATCATGATCGGTCTGCCCGATGGCAGCTTTGACCCCGACGGCGTCCTGAATCGCGAGCAGGCCGCCAAGATGATCGCTTATCTGCTGATGGGCGCTGAGAAGGCTGACAAGCTGGCCGCTGTTGCCGACTTCGCCGACGTGCCCGCCACCAACTGGGCGACCTCTTACATCGCCTACTGCGCCGCAGAAGGCATCATCTCCGGTTACGCCGGAAAGTTCTACCCCACCGATGATCTGGACGGCTATGCCTACGGCAAGATGGTCCTGACCGCTCTGGGCTTCGACGCCGAAGAGAACGGCCTGGTGGGCGACAACTGGACCACCAACGTCCGCAAGCTGCTGGTCGCCGAAGAGCTGCTGGACAACATGGACGACGTGGTCTTCTCCGAAGGCCTGAGCCGTGAAGACGCTGCTCAGCTGACCCTGAACGCTGCCAAGTGGACCAACGCTTCTGATGTGTATAGCGTCACCGTTGGCGGCGAAACCTTTGACTTTGAAACCGAAGCTTCCGCCATGGCTTATTGGGCTGCTTCCGGCGCCGATACTGCTTCCGGCGACGTGTGGCATGGCAAGGTTCCCTCCGATGCCGGCACCCTGCTGCTGGACGTGCATGGCATCGGCTATGAGCCCGGCAACGACAAGATGGGCCGCCCCGCCACCGTGTATGACAACGAGGATTGGGACGAGGGCGACGAGCTGGTTTACGCTGTTCCCGCCGACAAGGTTTTCACCGGCATCACCGCTGAGAAGGACGTTTTCGCTGTTGTCGGCGAAAAGGGCCAGACCTCCGCTACCATCGATACCGTTTATGAAGACGGCTACCTGGGCGGCAACGGCGCTCCTCTGACCGTCAACAAGACCGGCGCTTCCGCTGGCTGGAATGCTCCTTACTTCGGCAACGGCATCACTGTTGAGCTGTTCCAGGATGCCGAGACCAAGGCTTGGACTGCTGTTGCTACCCGCGAGTACCTGGCCACCGTTACCGACGAGATCGAGGCCACCGACGATGAAGGCCGCAAGATCGAAGTGACCCTGGACACCGATGCTTGGCTGGGCGACGAATGCGCAGCTTACGAGACCGACGAGTTCGCCGTGGAAGACAAGGTCGTTGTTACCGTCAGCCAGATCGACGGTGAGACCATCGAAATCATGTCCATCAAGGCTGTTGAGAAGGTCGAGAACGTTGCTATCACCGCTATGACTTCCGGCAATGTGAACAACGCTTCCGTCACCGCTGGCGGCAAGGTTTACAGCTTCAGCCAGAACACCGTTGAGACCGTTGCTGCCCTGGACTACGTCATGGGCGGCGGCGCCACCTACACCCTGCTGGTTGACTCCTTCGGCAACATCCTGGACGTTGAAGAGTACAACGTTGTCAGCAAGGACTATGTCATGGTCATTGATATTGCTGATGAGACTGAAAGCACCGGTGCCTTTGGCAACGTTTACACCAGCGTGAAGTACGTCGACATGGCCGGCGTTGAGTCCATCGTTAAGGTTTGGGACGACGCGACCGTCGCTGATGGCGCGGATGACGGGGATGACAACGAAGCTGAAGAAGCTGAAGTATACGGTTGGTACACCGTGAAGGCCGACAAGGATCACGACGGCTACTTCGTGTTTGAGGCGGTCGAAGGTGAAGGCGACAAGGCCAACGGCGTTTCCGACACTCTGGAAGCTCTGAACAAGACTCAGCCCATCATTGCTGGGGAGATCAAGGCCAACGCCAGCACCGTCTTCGTTCTGAAGACCGACGCTGATCCCGTTGCCTACAAGGTTGTGACCGGCATCGCCAATGTTCCCGGCTACACCGGCGAGACCGCTGCTTACGCTGTAGTCGAGAAGGGCTATGCTGTTGTGGTGTACATCGACGTGACCTCCGTTGATGCCGACTCCGCTACCGCTGACGAGCTGGTCTACCTGCTGGAAGTCGAGTCCACTGCCGTTGCTTATGACGAAGTCAACGACGTGAACTACTACAGCTTCAAGGCCATCGTGGACGGCAAGCTGACCGTCATCAAGTCTCAGGAATCCGCTCTGATCGAGAACGTCGGCGAAGACGCTTGCGGCGCCGGCCTGGCCAAGATCACCCGCTACGACAACCTGGGCTATGTCCAGTACGTCGAGGACATCGAGAACGGCGACGGCGACGGCGTTTACACCGTTGCTACCCTGGAAGACAACACCGTCATCGACTTCAGCGCTCCCACCCTGGTTGTGGGCGTGGAGGCCTACCTGATGGCTGACAACGCTGTTGTCTACATGGTCGACGCTGACGACAACCTGAAGGTCACCAACGCCACCGCTCTGAAGGGCGATGTGGACGGCGAGTCCAACATCTACCTGATCGCTGTCAGCAAGGATGATGCCACCGTGGCTACCATCTACTTCGACGGCGCCATCGACTAATTGAATCTAACACATTAGATTCCGTTAGGAACATCTAAGCAAACAAGCCCCCCCGGTCCAACTGGACCGGGGGGCTTGCTCATTTGAAAACCATTGTGTTTTTACAAAAATCGTGTTATAATTCCCGCGTCATCCACAGTGAGCGCGATGTTTGTTGAGAGGGGTGGGGCGGGTTGAGCGAGTATGAACTGCGGGTAAAGCTGTTCGGCGAAATGGAGCTGGAAAACGAGTATGGCTGCGTCGTGGAGAAGCGCGAGCGGCAGCCGCTCCCTTTGCTTATGCTGAAGTATCTGCTGGTCAATCCTTCCCGCAACGTCAGCCTGGAGGAGCTTGTGACAAGATTGTGGCCCAGCAAGCCCGGCATAGACGACGAAGGGGCTACGCGGGTCCGGCTGCGCAGAGTGAGGCAGTTTTTAGAGCCTTTGCACCTGGATGGGCCAGACGGGCTGGTACTGTACAGCTTTGGGCAGTTTTGGCTGAATCCGAAGTATACCCTGTTGACGGATGAGGAGGCCTTTTTAGGGCTGCTGCAGCAGATCCAGGACTGCCCGCTGGAGGATCCGGCTGGGCTGAAACTGTGTATTGAGGCCCTGGGGCTTTACCGTGGTCGTTTTTTGGAGTTTACGAAAAAGTCCGATTGGCTGATTGAATATCGGAAATTTTATCATAGCAAGTTTTGCAGCCTTGCCTATAATACCCTGGATAGAATGGCCGCCCTGCAGGATAATCTTGCGCTTCCGCTCCTTTGCCGCAGAACGGTGGCCCTGGCACCCGAGGAGAAGGAGCTGCACGAGGCAATCATCCGGTATTTGGGAGAGCAAAAGCGAGAGCTTGACCTGGTGCGCTACATATCCCAGCTGTCGGGAACCGGGGCCTCTGAGACTGAGCGGCTGAGTGCGAGAGAAGTTGAGTCCTTGTACGACTACTGCATCGCGCGAGACGAGTATGAACTGCTCGAACAGTGGAACACGGAGAAGAACGAAGGCCTGACCCCTCGCGCTGTGACCAAAGGAAGCCAGAGCGTGGTTTGGTGGAAGTGTTCGAAGGGCCACGAGTGGAAAGCACGGGTGAACGCCCGCGTCCAAGGAACCGGCTGCCCCATATGCCGCAACCGCAAGGTAAAAGTCGGCGAAAATGATTTGGCGACGGTTCATCCTGAAATTGCAGCACAATGGCACCCGGAACTGAACGGCGATCTGACGCCGCAGATGGTGACCGCGGGAAGCCACAAAAAAGTATGGTGGCAATGTTCCGCAGGCCATGCCTGGGAATCGGTTATAGCCTTCCGCACAGGGAAGCGTAAAACAGGCTGCCCGATATGTGCCGGCAAAGTGAAAGAATCCAGATAGCTCCATTAAAATATAATTCAATAAATCAAGGGCGAAGTGGAACAAGACGATCCTGTCTTGTCCTGCTTCGCCTTTTTTTGTTCCCTTCTGAGGGGTCAGGGGCCGCCCGTGTTCCAAGGCTTTGCACTTTAGCGGGCGAAAGGCTGTTCCTTTTGTTCCGTTTTTCAGAAGGCTTGTTCCGCTTCAAAAATCTGTCTACCCATTGATATTTCTATCTTCTTTCTACCTAATGGAACAAGTGGAACAACTGGAACAATAGATTTATAAAATAGTCAAATAAGGCCATGTAGATAGATAGAGATATACTGTATCGCCTTATTTAGGGGTTTTATAGAAAAACGCTGTCCGTTCCGTTCCCTTGTTCCACTTCCTTTTTTCTGGGTGGCACAGGATGGCATAGTATGGCACACATTATCGTGATATAATGCTAGTGTGAGGATCTGGGCAGAAGCGTCCAGGTCCATTTTTTATGCGGCCGGCATAGGA